ATCTTCGACATAAATTCCGGCTGAGATAATCGCTCCGCCGATTCGCCGGCGGCCATAAAGAAGCGGTACCGGGTAGCCCTGAGCAGCTGTGTTTGTTACTCCACCGAATGCGTATGAGGCGCGGTTATCTGCGCTTTGTTTACTGGCTAGTCCGGTTGGCTGAGGAGATAGCATTTGGACAACACCACCAGCGATCATTGCTCCCCCGGCCATCATTACGTTTACTCCCCAGGCTTGGGCGAACCCGAAAGTTGCAATAGCACCGACTGCCACAATAACTGCTCCTAATATCGTTTGAAGTACCCCGGCTTTTTTACTTCCAATGATTACAGGTACAATTCTTATCACTTCACCTGTGACAGGAAATCCCAAATCATCTACACCTATGTTTTTCTTCCCTTTAAAAACAGCAAAAGTTAACCCACGCCGTTGACTATGGATCATATAGCTTTCAAACCCAGGAATCGTTTTTGCTAGAGCCGTCCCGGCTTCCGATACCTTAGTGATTAGCCGCCGGTGGGTTTTCCCAAATATTTTCCCCGGCGCACCGCCAAGCTCAATTTGAGTCATTACTTCAGTCATTAAGACCTCGCAAAAATAAAAAACCCCGCCGTAACGAGGTTATAAAATGATTTGTTTTATCAAAAAGCTGTGGGGTAAACACCAAAATCACCATTAGTACCGTACCCAACCCTAAACATCAGTACATCGCCTTCTGTCACCTTACCTGACTGCTCACTCATGCCTCCGCCACACATACCTTTGGGCCAAGCGCTAAAGATATGATCTCCAATTTTTGGATAAACTGTTACCTTTTGAGCTGTGTCTAAGTCTGCAACTTCCTTCCCATCAACATAAACCCTTGTCATGCATGCACTGCCCATAAAACCAGAGTCCCGCTTGATGATTACCTTTCCTGCCCCTTCTTTTTTAACTAATAGTGTATTGTTGATAATCTGTTTTGCTGGAACATCTTTTGCTTGCTCATTTGTTACAGGCTTAGTCGCGCAACCTGCAATTATAAATATGGAAGCTAAAATAAATATTCTTTTCATATCCCTATCCCCTTTGGTTTTGCAAAAGGTTAGCACAGAGATTTGTAACGTAAAATCTTCATAGTCCGTTCCTGCCAGTAGCCACCATAAGGCACGCGCTGGCTAAGATGTCCGTACAGGTGGTGCAGCAGCAAGTTGCCCTCAAGCAAGATCCCCGCATGATTCCACTTATTTGCCTGGACCTGCATGATCACCATATCACCAGGCCTCGGCGGTCCGTCGAACTCTCTGAAACCGCACTCGTACCAGCAATCCTGATAGAAGTTGTCCGGATAATTGTTTTCCCACCATGGATAATCAACCCGGTAATCGTGCAGCTCAATGCCGTGGTTCTGGCGGAAATAGCTCATGACCAGACCCCAGCAGTCAAAGTGACCAAGCACAAACGGACGCTCCAGCAGCGGCAGTTCTCCGCGCGGCTGGATGGTACGTAAATCCCCCTCCGGCCAGCTCACGATGTGCCAGGGTAAAAGCGTTGCATCGCATTGCGCTTTATCCAGTTCGCTTGGTTGCGTCGTGGCATCAGGGTGACTGTGAGCGATGGCGATCACAGTTCCCCAGTCTTCAGCTGCTGCGTAATCTTCCGGACAAAGGACAAAATTGTCCTCTGGCGCCGCTGCAAGATTACGGCACGGGAAATAACGTTCAACGCGGCTTTTCTGCGCCACGACGCCACAGCACTCACGAGGATATTCAGCTGCAGCATGCGCCATAATGGCATCAATGGTTTTCTGACGCATATCAGCTCCTGATCAAAGACGTCCCCGGGAAGCCACCAAACGAGAGTTCATTATTTTCGCCGAACCGAAGTTTGCAGGCCGTCAGAGTGCCGCTACATTCATCCAGGGACGGATCGCTGACCGGGTTATTGTTTTTGTCGAAATAGTTGGTCCCGGCATAGTCGCAGCCGTCGCCGGTGCGATACTTGTTCCGGATGCACCAGGTACAGAGCGAATGCAGCTGGCGCGTCGGAATCATCAGTCCCTGCAGATCCATCGGACTTGAAAGTGTGAACTCCACGGCCTCGTTTGTCTCGGCGCTTTTGGCATCGATGTAAAATACTTTCACCTTTTCCTGCGTAGGGTCTGCCGTTGGGTTCCCGTCTGGAAAATTTCGGGCATCAAGGTAGCTGGCCAACGTATCATGGATCGTAACCTTCGCCTGCAGCAGATCATCATAGGCAAGACAGAGCGCAGTTATAGAGCTGTCGAGGTTAGCAACCGATAATTTGGGCTGCGCACTGCTCCCACTGGTGGAAGCCTCAATCCCCTCAATCTGGCAGGGCCACGCTTTATATTCCTGCCCCTGCCACCAGATGGATTTCGCAGGCAGTTTACTTTCATCCCCATCAGCAGCATCAATCTCTTCTGGTGTATGCGCGATATTATGCGCATGGAAGAAAAGCACATCTGACATGCCGAAGGCCGTACCATCGACAGAAAAAAGCCGGACTTCATTTCCCGGCTCAAGTTTTTGATAATCAGCATTAAGGCTCATGGTGCAAATGCCTGTTCAAACGTTGCGGTTACGGTTTCCACTTTTTTATTCAGGGTGACTCGCTGAAGGCTATCTGCCTCAACACGCCAGAGGGCTAAATCACCACCAGGTGGAGTGAATGTGAAAGACTTTGTTTTATGCCTCCGCAGAAATGAATGAATCTCCCTGGCTATTACCGGATCGCCAGTAAAAGAAAAGGCATAATTAAGAACCTCATCATTCAGGCCAGAACCACTTACCTGCTTGTACCCATCACCGAACTGCGCCGTTCTGACAGTATCTTTGCTGCTCAGAGTGGGCTGGCTTGCTGCCTGAATCTTCCATGCAAAATGCTCTATGGCCATCATTTACCTCTGTTTAGTGGCATTCCAGATGATTCCCCCAGGCCTTATTTCGCGCGCGATGCCTTCGCGTACCGAACGATCAACCACTTTCTGATAAGCCTGAGCAAGTGCACCATCACCACTCTGTTGCTGCTTCGTATCGTTAGACTGCGCTGTAGTCACTGAAACGGGTGCGTAAACGTGAATCCCGCCGATCCCAGAAGTTGCTGCGCTCCCGCCGCCGACCAGACCACCGGAGGCATACCCGCGCATCAGCCGATAAAGATTGGCCACGCCGATACGGCTGGTTGACTCTTTGGTGAAGACGAACTCCCCGCGGTGAACGATACCGGCTGGCTCGTACTTGCCGCCATGCCCGGTAAAGCCGCCTGCGTCAAAGCCCGTAGGGCGGAAAGACGGTACCGAAAATGACTGACCTGCAGATGCTGTATTGGTACCGCCACTCACCCAGCCCATCGCGCTCTGGATGGTGTAAGCCACCAGCAGCTGGTTGATAACTGAGACAATCATTTTAAGGATCGAGCTGGTGAAGTCCCTGAAGCTCGCCTTCCCGGTTGTCATCAGGCTGGTAAGCTGACCCGCCAGCCCGCTGAACGTTGCCTGCGAAATCTGCTGAACAGAGCTGAAAACGTTTGTCGCTGAATCCTGATATTCGGCCCAGCCCTGTTTAGCACCGGCCAGCCAGTTTGCGCGCAGGGCATCTTCAGCCTCGAACGTCGCCCTTTGCTCTTCCAGAACCTTTTGCTGCGCCTGAGGGTTGTACGAATAGCTTTCGCTGAGACGCTGCAGCGTAGTTTGTCGCCCGGCTTCCCGGGTGGATACCCCCTCAGACTGAGCCTGCAGGCCCGCCCTGGCGGCTTTTTGCTGCTGCTCAAACTTCACGGCCTGATCGGCCAGCTGGTTGAGCTTTTGCTGGCTGGCAACCTTATCACCTAGGTCGGCCAGCTGCCGCTTGTACTCGAGCGTTTCTTCCTTGTGCGCCAGCAGGGATTTTTCCTGCGCCGTAAGCTGACGACGCCCCGCGGCCTCCTGCAGAACGGTGAACTGATTTTCAGTCTGCCAGAGATCCTGACGCTGTTTGCTTATGACGTCGTTCACGCTGGTATGCTGCTCAAGCGTTTTAAGCTGGGCCTGAAGGGTGAGAAGTTCGGCCTGCGCCTTTTCCTCGGCTTTATCCCCGGCGGGCGTTGAGTAGCTTTTGCCTTTCGGCGTTTTTGGATCCTTCCACTGCTTTTCAATCCCGGCGCGGGCAGCGGCAATGTCCTTTTCTGTCCACAGCGTGGCGACACCGTCTTTCGCATCCTGGCGGTTTTTCTCAATAAGCTGACTGAGCTTTTTCTCCGCTGAAGTCCGCTTTTCTGCCGCCGTCGCGCCGGACTCCACCAGCTGGTTAAACTGCTGCTGGTTGCGGATTGCCTGAGCCTGCTGGTCCGTCCGCATTTTTTCCCTCGCGGCTGCCAGCCCTTCCTGGGCGTATTGCTGATCGGCAAGATCGTAAGCCTGCTTTTTCAGCTCCACCTGCTGGCGCGCGTTTCTCAGCCTTTCCGCATCCGCTTTCTGCAGAACGTTGTTACCGGCATAATCCGGGTCGACCTTAAGATTGCTGGACAGCGCGCGGTACTCTTTCTCTGCTGCCTGCCATTCAGCAAAAGAGTCCTGGCGCTTCATCGCGGAGTCTGGATTACGCCCTATGCCAAGCATCGCATCCCATGCGCCGGAGGCGGCATTCTTCACCCAGTTCCAGGCTTTTTCGAGGGAGCCAAGATTATCCTCGACCGCCCCAGCGCGCTGAATGACCGCGTCGGAATATGCCCGCATGGCCAGCTCGGCAGCTTTCTGCGAATCCCCCAGCGCCTGAGCAGAAGCTATCTGTTCATACTGGGTGGCCGTCAGAAAGTGAAGGGAATCGTTGAGCGTAGCGACCGCGTTAACCGGATCATCCTTCAGGCGTTTAAACTGATTTATTGTTTCGTCAACGGCCTGCCCGGTAGCCTGCTGCAGCCTGGCGGCAACATTGCTGACCATGCTGACGTCATTCCCGCTGAACGCGCCGCTTCCAACGACCTGTGCCAGCACGCCTGCAGCGGCATGCTGCGTGATGCCATTACCGGCCAGCGAGCGCGCCAGCGCCTGAAGCTGCCCTGACGTTTTCCCCGCGTAGTTCCCGGTCAGGATCAGCTGCCTGTTAAATTCCTCAGACTCTTTGCTGCCGTCATACCAGGCCTTACCCAGCCCG